CTTGAGACTATTCATTCCTCGTGGGAACTTCTCGCTAGGATGGATAAAACGGTCGTAGAGACTCCAGGTTCTACGGGAGATAGCAAACTTGCTGATCTCCACCGTCGTATGGTGGAATCGAAGGGCATTTTCAGCCGCTTCGGGTCGATCGCGCGACAGCTGTACCCAACAGCTGCCGCTTCTTTGACCCCACCGCCTTCCGACCTGTCGGGGATGAAAAAATGGTGTACCACGGGCATTGAGTCCGTGGGTTGTGAAGACCCCATATCCAATGAGGATTTTTGCTTAAAAGCATCACAATTTCTACTCCGTAAGGTCTTGCCTTCGGGCTTGGACGATCCAGTCCCGGCCTACCTTAGCTGCCTGAGCAAGCCTCGGGCCAGCAACACCGACTTTATGCGGTTTGTCCAGGCGACAATCCCATTTCTCTTTCCACGAGGTTGGGATAAGAAGTATGAAGACTTCGTCAAATCAGCTACCCTGTCCAAGAGTAGTTGTCTAGAGCGCAAGCGCTCGGATGGCGGAGCCAGAAGGTTTCTGATCGACGACTCTGATTTAACCCAGGAGTCGTTCTTCGACGCTTGCATCGAGGGGGTTACACTGAACCCGAATCGGAAAGTTATCTTCGTCGAAGATAACGGCAAAAAGAGGATAGTGACTGTGGCGTCCTGTTTCCAGCAGGTCCTACTGCCTTTGCACCTTCTGATCTATTCTCATCTTTCAAAGAAGGAGTGGTTGTTACGGGGCGACGCAAAGCCGAACGCCTTTAAAAATTTTTCCGCATCCAGCGGGGAAGTTTTTGTCTCCGGAGACTATGAGTCTGCGACAGATAATTTCGTCCTTGAGCATTCGGAAGTGGTTTTGCATGCGGTTCTAGCCCGCAGTAGCCACATTCCAACCGCCATTTGCCAGATGGCGCTGGGCTCTCTTCACAGTAATCTTACCTACAACGGCGCGACCTACGTCCAGAGGTCGGGCCAATTGATGGGTAACCTCTTATCTTTTCCACTTTTATGCTTAACCAACTACTTAGCCTTCCGGAAGGCTGTTCGCTGGAGTGAAGTTCCAGATTCCAGAGTCCGAATCAACGGAGATGACATCGCTTTTCGGTCCACTAGGGAGGTGGCCAACCGGTGGTGCGACGCCGTTGCTGATTCCGGCCTCACTTTATCGAAGGGGAAGACCCTGGTCCACAGGGTTTTCTTTTCTTTGAACAGTACTTTCTTCCGCGCCCGGCGTGGAGCGAAGCCATCGCTTCTCCCCGTCATCAGGGGAAAGACTGTGTGGGGTCCTATGTCACGTGACGAGGACAGGAAAGGCACTCTTTGTGCTCGAATGGCCGGCAGATTGGGTATAGTGGGTAGGGGTTTTACGCCATGTCGGCGTATGATTTTGCGTAAAGAGCTCCTCCGATTCCATCGGAGGGCAGCTCGGGCCCTCCCGTGTTCTCTGAACCGGGGTCTGGGGGTCAAAGTGGAGATCGTGGTACTTAGTGATCTGGATCTCTTGGACCAG